GCCGGTGAATCTGGCAGGCGGGCTGCATGTGAAGGGCCTGTTCGAGCACTGGCAGGAGATGGTGCGTGATGCTCCGCCGGGTGTGCTGAAGGTTTTTAGCGCTGGGGATGCGTATCACATCGGCCGGTTTGCGCGAATGCTGGAGCCGGATGTGGTGCATCCGAAGACGCGGTCGGTGTGGCGCAAGTATGTGTCGAACGATGGTGCGTGGGTGAACGTGGCGGATCGCCGGGCCAGTGCACGGACGTTCCTGGGCCAGTACCAGGCCGAGACGGCCACGGCGGCGCGGAATCTGGGGATCACCGAGGAGGAGCTGCTGCGGTGTATCGATTACATCGGGAGTATCAACGAGGTGATCGGGACGTTCGATCCGGAGACGCCGCGGCTGGTGGAGTTCGATGTCTATTTCGCGGAGGCGATCGACGCGTGGGCCGGGGGCCTGCTGAAGGGAACGTTGCTGACGGTTGCGATCGGGAACCCGCACGAGAGCGAGGTCCCGCTGTTGCTCCCGCTGGCGGAGGTCTCGCACCGGGACGGGCATCTGTTGGATTATCACGGGTACTGGACGGCGACGCGGGAGCAGTCGTTCCTGGAAGACCACTGGCAGTATCATGCGGGCCGGTGGACGGCGTGGGACGAGGTGTTTACGGCGCACGGATTCTATCCGCTGTATATGGCGGGGGAGGCCGGGGTGGTGGCGTCGCATTCAGCCGACGGGACGGACTTCGGGGGTGGTGAATCCTGGAAGGCGCTGGGGGATTTCACGAACTATCTGACGATGATCCGTCGGAAAAACGAGCTGATTCGCGAATGGAACAGAACGCACGGCGACCGGATGCTGGGGGACGCCCTCTTCACGGGTGAGTTCTGGGGCTGGGATCATTTCAAGATCGGGCCCGGGGACGTGAGGTTGATCATCGAGGGGGCTCGGACGTGGTGACGTTCCCGTGGGCGACGGTGGTCAGGCTGCCGATGAAGAATCTGGATAAGGCCTGGTACGAGGCGACCAGGGTCTTCGGTCCTTACAATGGCCATCCGCGCTATTGCGAGGATTGGAACCTGGAGGCCGGGGGCGACTCGGATCTGGGGGAGCCACTGGTGGCGCCGTGGTCGGGTGTGGTGATCAATGCGTTTGAGGCCGGCGGCGCGTGGGGCAAGATTCTGCGGATTGTGGGGTTGATGCCGTCCGGGGAGTTGGTGACCTGGATGGGGGCGCATCTGGCGGCGATGTATGTGAGCGCCGGCGATGTAGTGACGGCGGGGGATCCGATCGGGACGATCGGCAACGCGGGCGGGCGGTATGCGGCGCATCTGCACGAGCAGATCTGCGTGGGGGAGGTGCCGGGTCCGGAGGTGTTCGGGACGGACCGGCGGTACGATTTCCGGCAGCCGTCCGTGTTCTATGGTGAGCATGGGGTGGATGCGGATTTGATTCGGAGGGTGACGGAGCGCGATGGGCAGTGATGAAAAGCGCGTAGTGGAGCAATTGGTAGAGATTGAGGCATCGGCAACCTCAGCGGGTTCGGCGATGCTTATAGGCGACTCTTCTCCCGAAGAAGCGCTGGAGGCGCCCGCGACGGCCACGTCGTCGGCGCCGGCATCGCCGGAGTCGCCGGTGTCTCAATCTGTGCCCATGGCTCCCCGGTTCCCCGGGATGGAGCAAGCTGCGGGGAATCTGTACGACGAGGCGCAGCTGTTGTCGGAGCAGGCGCGGGCGATGTTCGAGACCGGCGAGGGCGCTGGGGCATGGCTGGACGATTACTTTGCGCTGCAGGCGGATGGTTGGAGCTGGCGCCAGGCGGTGTATATCATCTGGGCGAGTCAGCCGAAGGTGACGCGTGTGCCTGCGACAGAGTCGGATCTGGCGACGCAGGTGCTGGGACTGGCCTCGTCGCGCGCGATCCGGGTATGGAAGCAGGAGAACCCACAGCTGGAATTGCGGATCCGCAAACAACAGATGCTGGAGCTGGGGCGGAACCGCGCGGAGGTGCTCTCGGCACTGAGTGAGAGCGCGGCGACGGTGAGCTATCGCAATTATCGCGACCGGGAGTTGTACCTGAAGATCAACGGACTCTACACACCTACGGAGCGAGTGGAGGTCGGGGTGGTGTCCGAGGCGGAGTTGGAGGCGCTGAGTGCGGAAGAGCTGGCGGCGCTGGCGAGGGTGCCCGTGGATTCGGCGGAGGGCGCTACATGAAGCGGGCCGCCAGTACGGAGGCGGTGCGGTGCGAGCTTGCGCGGCGGGTGTTAGCGCGCCAGGACCTGATCGCCTTTGCGTGGTACACATTCCGGGCGTATCTCGCGGCGGCGGTGCACCGGCTGTTGGCGGAGCATCTGATGCGGGTGGAGCAGTATATCCGCACTGGCGGCAAGGAAGGGATCGGGCGGCTAATGGTGTTTATGCCGCCACGGCATGGGAAGAGCGAGCTGGTCTCGGTGCGATTTCCGGCGTGGTTTCTCGGGCGGAATCCCGATATGCGGGTGATCCTGGCGAGCTGTACGGCGAGTTTGGCGACGGGATTCAGCAGGCAGGTGCGGGATACGATCCGCGGTGATGCCTTCAGCGCAGTGTATGGCTCGAAGAGCGGGCTACCGGGTGATGAGTATGTTGTGCTCAGTCAGGAGAGCCGTAGCGCGGAGGCGTGGGACATCGAAGGGCACGCGGGTGGGCTGGTGGCGGCGGGCGTGGGCGGGTCGATTGTGGGCCGTGGCATGCACCTGGGTATTGTGGATGATCCGATCAAGAACCGCGAGGAAGCGGAGAGCAAGATAGGCCGGGAGTCGGTTGACAAATGGTACCGAAGCACGTTCTACACGCGATTGGAAGATGGCGGGGCGATCGTATTGATGCACCAACGGTGGCATTTTGACGATCTGGCCGGGCGGCTCCTGCGGCGGATGGTGGAGGAGGATGGGGCAGATCAATGGACGGTGCTGAATCTACCGGCGATCGCGGAGCCGTGGGCGCGGGCCGTGGCGACGGACGAGGTGATCAAAGCCGCGAAGGCCGGCTGGTGGAAGTGTGCAGATGCGCTGGGCAGATCACCGGGCGAGCCGCTGTGGGGCTCGAAGTACGACTCGGACGCACTGAGCAGAATCGGAGCCAATGTAGGAATGTATGACTGGGACGCGATGTATCAACAGCGACCCCAGCGGCTGGAGGGCTCGCTGATCAAGGCCTACGATATCCATCAGATACGGCCCGACCAGGTGCCGGATGGATTGCGCGAGGTGCGTTATTGGGATCTGGCGGTCTCCGGTCGGAAGCGCGCGGACTTCATCACCGGCGCGCGGGTGGGGAGATCGGCCGATGGGCGGATCTATATCCGGCACATCGCGCGATTCCCGGGTCCCTGGGCCGATGCGCGGTCGAAGATGGTCGAGGTGATGCTGCGCGATCCGGCGTCGGTGACCCAGGGGATCGAGATCAGCGGCCAACAGGGCGGATATTTCCAGGAGCTGCAGCGGGACCCGCAGCTGGTAGGGCGCGCGGTGACCGGTGTTAATCCGCAGAACGTGGGCGGTAAGGAAGTCCGGGCCAACGTATGGGCCTCCAGGATCCCCGACGGGTTGGTGCACCTGGCGGCGGCCAACGGATGGGACGTGGAGGCCTTTCTGAGCGAGGCGGTAGCGTTCCCTCTGGGCGCACACGATGACCAGGTGGACGCGGTGAGCGGTGCCGTGCAGATGCTGCCGGCGACGATGAGCTTTGGCGAGGTACCGCAGGCGCCGGACGTGCCCAGCAAATGGGATCCGTTCGGCGAGATCCGCGGGGGCGACGGCGAGCGATGGGGTCAAATGGGTTCGTTTGGTAATTTGGGGGGCTGATGGCGCGCATACCACTGACTGAGGTCGGGCAGACCGGGTTGATGCAGTTTGCCGGCCAGGTGACGGAGACCTACACGTCCAAACTGACGTGGCCGGCGGCGTACGGCATCTACGATGAGATGCGGCGCCGTGACCCGACGATCCGCACGATGTGGAATGCGCTGGTGATGCTGAGCCGGACGGCGAGCTGGTATTTCGAGCCGGAGAGCGAATCCGCCGAGGACCGTAAGGCCGCGGACTTCCTGCAGGATTGCCTGGGCGATATGAGCCATACGCCCGATGACGCCATAGAGGACGCACTGACCTGCGTGCCGCTCGGTTGGTCCTGGCTGGAGATCGTCTACAAGCGCCGGGATGACGGCACGATCGGATGGCGCAAGTGGGCGCCGCGACGGCAGTCGTCGTATGCCCGGTGGACGTTCGACGCGACCGGAGGTCTGCAGGGGATGGTCCAGCGACCGGCGCCGGCGTATCAGGAGATCGCGATCCCGATCGACAAGAGCCTGCACTTCACATTCCAGCGCGACGGCGGGAATCCCGAGGGGATGGCGCTGCTGGAGTCGCTGTACGAGACCTGGTACTACCTGAAAAACCTGCAGATCATCAACGGCATCGGCTGGCAGCGTTCGTTTGTGGGGTTGCCGGTCTTCGAGTTCGAGCAAACGCCGCAGCCTGACGACAAGGCTGCAGTAGAGGCGATCGGCAAGGCTTTGTCGGTGGACGCCAAACAGTATTTGAGCGTGCCGGCCGGCATCAAGTTCCATCTGGAGAGCGTGAGCAATTCCAGCGCCGAGGCCCTGCTGCACACGATTCAGTATTACCGGCTCCTGATGTTGCAGACGATGTTGGCGGATTTCATCAACCTGGGGACCGGCCAGACCGGCTCGTGGGCGCTGGGCTCGGACAAGAGCCAGCTGTTCCTGATGGCCATTGACGGGACGCTGGATCGGCTGGCCAACGTGGTCAACGCGCACGGCGTTCCGCGGCTGTTGGGCTACAACCCGCAGATTGCGGGTAAGGCGAAGTTGACGCATACCAAGGTCGAGAAACCGGCATTGGGGCAACTGGGGAACTGGTTGCAGCAGGTGGGCGACCTGCTGACGTGGACGCCGGAGGATGAGAACTGGATCCGTAAGCGCACGGGCATGCCGTCGATCTCGGCGGATCAGCGGGGACAGAAGCGCGCCGAGGACGATGCCGGCAATGGAGACGCGTCCGGCGGCGACTTCTCGGAGTTCGCCGAGTCTGCCGGTTACGACGGCCGGGACAAGGAGCGCAAGAAGCTCGAAGGCGGCTTCGCCGGCGAGATATTGCAGTTCCTGAGGGCTCAGTTGGGGCGCGTGGCGGCTGCGGCGGGCAGCGATCACGATATTGCCGGCGACGACGCTTTCTGGCAGCAGGAATCGGAGACGTTCCACCAGACGTTCCTGGGCAAGCTGATGACGGTGGTCCGGGCGCTGATTGGGCTGGCGGTCGAGGACACGACGCAGCAGGTGGGGGGCGGAGCCGACTGGGCCGAGGTCAATGCAGCGGCAGCGGCCTGGGCGCGCGACTATGCCGGTGAGTTGATCACCGGTATCACAGAGACCACGCGCAAGGGCGTCTTCGAGGCGGTGGCTACCTGGATCGAGACCGGCGCCGAGTTGCCGGATCTGGTCGAGACGCTAACGCCCACGTTCGGCGAGATGCGCGCGGACATGATCGCGTCGACCGAGGTCACGCGTGCGTTCGACGAGGCCAACGAGATCGTGCGGCAGCAATTGGGGCTGCCATCGGCGCTAATGCGCGCTCCGGCGCACCCGCGCTGTCGCTGCGCGACCCGGCCGGTGCTCTTGCCCAATGGAGAATGGGTCGTGGTCTGGTACACGGTGCGCGACGATCGCGTCTGCAAGCAGTCGCTGAGCACGCCGTGGGGCGGCGCGGCGGGGTGCCGCGATCTACACGGGATGGTTGTCAGCGAGAACTATGGCGGGCAGATGCTGAGCGACGTGCGGGCGGCGGCGAGATGATCGGGATCAGCAATCTGGCGGATTTCAAGCGGCAGCTGGAAGGCATCCAGGATGCACTGCAGCACGAGGCCGATGGCGCGGCGATGGAGAGGGTGGGCACGACTGTCCACCAGGCGTTACTGCTGTTGGCTACGTATGCGGCAGACTATCCGCCGCAGCTGACGGGCAGTCACTACCGCCGGACCGGGACGCTGGGGCGGCTGTGGACGACGGCGACGCCGCACATGACGATGAGCGGGCACATATTGGATGCACGGATCGGCAACGCGACGCCCTACGGCCCCCGGGTTCAGGATCCGGAGCAACAAGCGCGGGTGCACCGCGGCTGGTGGCAGACGACGGATGAGGTGGTTCAGTCCCATCTCGGTGAGGTGGACGCGCTGTTGGCGCAGGCCGGGCTGGACATAGTGGAGCGGGTGGCCGCTCAGGCAGGAGGGTGACAATGGGGACAGCGTCTAGTTTCTTCTTTGCGGAGTTTGCCGAGGGGCAGCCGGTGGAGTTCTTGCGCGTGGGCACGTTTATCGATGCGCACGGGCGAGAGGTTGAGATCTCCGAGGATGTGCTTGATGCGCTGGTGACCAACTTTGCGGCCAACGAGGCCGGGCAGGAGGTGCCGATTGACGTCAACCACGAGCGTGATCAGGCGGCAGGCTGGGTGACGCGCGTGTGGCGTGACGGTGATCGCTTGCTGGCTAATGTGGATTGGAATGAGCTGGGCTCTGGGATGGTTGGCCAGCGTGTGTATCGCTATCTGAGCGCAACGCTAGACATGGCCCGTAAGGTCCTGAAGAGCATCAGCCTGGTGAATTTCCCGGCGGTGAAGGGGCTGCGGCCTGTTGAATTAAGCGAGGGTGTTGTCGCGATCGAGTTGCAGGAAGGGCTGCTGGACCGGATCTTAGCTGCGATTAGGGCAGTTTTCCCGGAGGCAGCTGCGCAGGATGGCGATAGCGAAGAGGATGTTGATGCCGGCGAGTCCGGCGGTGATTCAGACCATGAGGAGGACGGTGCGATGACGGATGAGGAACTGAGGGAGCAGGTCCGGCAGGAGATCCTGACGGAAATGGCAACGGAGCAGCGGACGCGGACAGAGCTGCGTGCGGAAGTGCGCACCGAGGTCGAAGCGGAGCTGCGCGAAGAGATGGCGCGACGTCAGACATTGACTCAGTTCGCCGAGGAGATCTGTGGCGGCGATGCCGGACTGAGCGCCGACCCTGCTGAGCTGGTTGAGCTGATGGCAGGGATGGACGAGACGCAGTTGGCCTCGGTCCAGGCTGTGCTGAGGGCCAAGGTTGTTGACTTCTCAGAGAGGGGGTCCAGCCGCAAGGGCCGCGGTGACTCGAAGGCGCTGCCCGCCGAGCTGCGCGAGCAGTTGCAGATCTGGGTTGGTGCCGGGCAGAGCATTGCGGAGTTCTTCAGCGTCAATGCCGATGTCGTCGAGGGCAAGATGGTCGAGTACGACCTGAGCGAGTTCGGAGAGGGCGGCGAGAGCTAATCCGGGGACGGATAGCCGGGCAATTACGAGGGTAAACGGAGGCATGAGATGGCTGATCTGACTAAGGACGCCCCACTCAGATTCTTGGGAGAGGCAAAGAGCGAGAAGTGGGTCTTGGACAACAGCGCGGCCCAGAGTGTTTTCAAGGGCCAGCCGATGATCATGGATTTGAGCGAGGATACCGTGTATCCCCGCGGGTACGTTGATGCGATTGCGGTGGATGCGGCTGACATCTTCATCGGTATCGCAGCCGAGGCGAAGGCGGTCGCGACTGCGGACACCGAGACCGACAACGAGATCGAGATCTACACGTATCCGACCATCATCGGTTTCAAGTCGAGCGTCTTCACCGACGCCGACGTGGGCGATACGGTCTACATGAGCGACAGCGCAACGCTGAGCGCCACGGCCGCGGACAATCCGCAGATCGGGAAGCTGCAGCGCGTGCTGAACGGCTACGCGTTTGTGCAGTTGGTGACGCCGCAGATCTGCACCGGCGCATAGCGCCGGCGGGTAGCGATCGACAGTAATCAGTGAGTTGAGAGACAGGAGGGCGGGATGATTTCAGGGAATGTACCAAAGCATTTGGTCTCCGGGGCGCGGACGGGCTTCCTCGTCGCGACGCGGAGTGCGAAGATGCCGTGGCAGCGCATCGCGATGCAGCTCAACATGGACGGCAAGAGCCAGGACCTCGTGGACCTCGGCGCCGCGCCGATGCCGGTGAAGAGCACGACCGGCCGCGAGATCCAGGACATGATCGAGAAGTCGATCAGCGTTACGCCGGAGGACTGGGAGATCATCGTCTGGATCAGCCAGAACGCGATCGACGACGACCGGACCGGGGAGCTAGACCGGAAGACGCGCGGTGCCGGGACCAACTTCCAGCGCCACATCAACAAGCGCGTCTTTGAGGTCCTGAACGGCGGCGACGGGAGCACCTACGGGGCCTGCTACGACGGCTCCGACTTCTTCGACAGCGATCACGCAGACGCCGGCGCCCACTACGACACGGATCAGGACAATGAGAATGCCCTGACCCTGAGTATGGACAACTTCGAGACTGTCTATGTGGCTGCGCAGCAGTTCATGGACGATCAGGGGGAGTATACGGAGTATCTGTACAACCTGCTGACCGTACACCCGTCGAACGAGCGCATCGCGGCGCAGATCTGCGGAAACGAGATGGCGTATGACACAGCCAATCGCGAGCGCAATCCGTACGACGGGCAGATGAGCTACATCGTGTCGGCGAATCTGGACACGACCGCGTGGCACCTGATCGCTGCTGATGAGGACATCAAGCCGATCATCGTGGCGATGCGCAAACAGCCGACGCTGCAGGATGCATGGTTCGATCCGCTGCAACCGGATGGCGGCCGGAATTACTTCAAGTTCCACGCCCGGTACGAGATGTACTACGGCGATTGGAGGCTGGCGGCCCAGGGCAACACGTAGGCCCGGCGCCCGATGAGAGTTTGCGCCTACTGCACAGCAAGCGCGCGGCGGGCGGTGAGAGCGGCGACCGGAGTAATGCCGATCTCATCGCCGCCGGTGCTGGCGGCCACGTTCGATCCGCGCCGGCTGGCGGGGCACGATCTGTTGTACTTCCGGCTGCACGGGAAGCCCGGCGCAAAGGCCTGGTACAACGACGCGGGAGCCGCGGCGCTGACGGAAGATCAGGTGCTGTCGGTGGATCTGGGCGGAGCGGTGGCGGTCGTGGCGAATTGCTACGGGGACCAAGGCCCGATGGCGCGGGCGCTGTATACGGCGGGGGCTTCCGCGGTGATAGCGGGCCTCGGATCCAACTATGCCGGCGCGAGGCGCGTGGTGGGCACGGATCTGCTGGTGCGGTGGGTGATCTTGGGCCTGCGGATGGGCATGGATGTTGAGCGAGCGTTGGGTCTGGCGCGAATGCGCCTGAGGATGAGCAGTTGGCGCGCGAGCGATCGCGACGCGGCACAATTTGCGGTGCTAGGGAGGCGAGATGTCGACGAAGGAGAAGTGGTTTAGGGTCGGTCTGGTCGTGGCGGTCGCGGCGGCGCTGTTATTCAGCGCGCTGGCGTTCGTCGAGTCACAGATACAGATCCAGGAGATGAGTGCGTCCGGCTATCTGCTGACGCTGGATGATGGTACGGGCACGGTGCAGTTCAGCGTGACCGACGCCGGCGTCGTGGCCGGTGCAGATTTCTCGGCGACGGACGACCTGATAGCGGCGGATGATGCGACGATCGGGGACGATCTGGTCGTGACCGATGCGGCTGACGTGGGCGGGTTACTGAACTACGGCCCAAACAGCATGTATCCGCTGGGCTATGCCAGCTCCGGACAGGAGATTGTCTGCGCGACAACTACGATCACCGGAGAGAATCAGACTGTGACCGTGACAGGGATCACGACGGTGACCCACGGCTTTGCGTGGCTCATCACAGATCCGGGGACCGGCGATGGCGATCCGTATATGGTGACAACCGACGCCGCCCCCGGCGACGGCACGATCGTGGTGAATGTCTGGCAGGATGCCGCGAGTGCCGCCTCATCGGGAGCCGCGATCGGCTACTGTGGGATCGGCGACGAATAGGAGGGCTGCTATGGCTAAGCTGTTTTCGGTATGCGTGCGGCCTGACTATCGCTGGCGAAAGGCGCGCGTGGCCGGGCGTGAGTTCTCGAAGGCGCCCGAGGTCCTGAACGAGGCGTATATCGACGACGAGATGAGCGCGTCGGACCTGTTGGTGATCGAGCCGACTGGCGAGACAGAGCCGGTTGGCGAGACAGAGCCGGTTGGCGAGACAGAGCCGGCCAAGAAGCCGGTGCCGAGGCGCACTTCCAAGAAGGCGCCGAAGGCGCCCCCGGAGGGCGGCGATGGATAGGCCTGTGCACGTGGTGAATCTGGGCGCTGAGGCCGTTGCGGCGAGCACACCCTATGTGTTGGTCGATTTGTCGGACGTGACCAACTTTCCGCACAGCAAGACGCAGGAGCTCCATCTGCTGGGGTTGATCCTGGAGGCGGAGAAGGCCGCGGATGGAGCGTTTGACGTCTGGGCGGGCGTGGTGACGGAGAACGATGCGACTGATGGTTCTGTTCAGTGGGTGCACGCGTTCCACCTGGAATCGGTCACTAATCCGACTGACAGCACCGACCGGGCGCACACCCAGGTGGACTTCACTCTGGGTGGCGCGAATTTCGACGGTATTAACTGCGCTGTGGTGAGTGGCGCGCTGCCGTTCTTCGCGGGGAATCAGACGCAGGCTGACAATGTGAATTGGCAAAACGACGAGAACCGCGTCTCGCCGGTGGGGTCCACAACCAAGCCCGCCGTGGGCGATTTGGTGGTCTGGGTCGAGGAAGTGGCGGGGACCGGCACGATCGATTTCAGCCTGACGGCGCTATACGCCGCCGCGTGAGGAGGAGAGCATGAGAGCAGGAATAGGGGCACTGGTCAACGTCCACGCAGTGTTGCGTGGGCCAGATGGCCGGATCGAGGTAGAGCGACGCGCTCACAACCTGGTGACCGACGTCGGCTGCGCGCACATCGCGGACCAGCTGGCGAGTTCGCAGGACGAGGCCGCGATGAGCCATATGGCCATTGGCACCGGTAGCGCTGCGCCGGCCGGCGGCGACACAACGCTGGCCACGGAGCTGGATCGCAACGCGCTGGATAGTTTCACGCAAAGCGCCGGCGCCGATGATCACAAAGTTGTCTATGTGGCCTCCTGGGCTGCGGGCGACGGCACCGGCGCGCTCGTCGAAGCAGGGATCCTCAACGCCGCGTCTGCCGGCACGTTGTTGGCGCGTGTCGTCTTCTCCGTGATCAACAAGGGCGCGGCAGACACGCTGGAGATCACCTGGACGCTGACAATCGCCGACGACGGCAGCTAGGAGGTGAGCTGTGGCGGATTATCCTAGCAGCAAATGGGCGGGCAACGGCAGTCTGGCAGACCTTGTCGACTACTGGAACGCATCGCGAGCCAACGCACTGAACGGCGAGGTCGTCGCGATCGAGGCTGAGATGGGTGTAGATCCGGCGGGCGACTTCGACGACGTCGCCGCGCGGCTGGGCGCGATCGATGGCCAGCTCATGACCTATTACGACCCTGACGCCGGTGCATGCGTCTACGTACCGCCCTTTACGCTGAGCGCTGTGGACTATGGCGGCTTTGTTGTTCAGCAATTCCCCGCGTCCCAGCCAAATGCTACTGCGGATGACGACAATCCGGACGTGGCGGATGGCGCGGCGGTGGGCGCGACCAAGGCGCACAGCAAACTTGGCGTATCGCCCTGGCGGGAGATCACGCACCTCGAGGCGCGGAAGGCCTGTGCCAACATAGGCAGCGGATGGCACTTGATCTCCGCATGCGAGTGGGCGGCAATCGCGTATCTGAGCCATGCCCTCGGCACTATGCCACACGGCCCGAATGGGGATACCGATCCGCCGAGCGACGCGACGTACACTACCGAGACGGGCTTGCGGGATCGGGCACTGGCGGCGCGCGGCGCACACGATTCGGCCCTCACAGGGACGGGTCCCGTGGAGTGGAGTCACAATCACCGGGGCGGTATCTACGGGCTCAATGGAGATATCTGGCAGTGGAACGACGGCCTGTTCCTGCTGCCGGAGAATCAGAATGACAATTCTGACACTCCGCATGCGATTACCGGCGCGGGAGAAGCGGGATACTGCTTGATCCTGGCTAATCGCGAGGTGAGCCTGGCCCTGGCGCCCTACGGCAGCAGCACGGGCGTCGCGGCGGGGTCCCTGACCGACACAAACAAGGCCTGGACTGTCAATGCCTTCACCGGGTACTACCTGTACGACAGCGCCGGGTCGCTGTTTTACATCGACTCCAACACGGCTACTGCACTGGCCATTGATGGCGCCGACACACCTATCGCCGGGCCGTATACAGTGGTGAAGCTCAAAGCCACGGACATCACCAGTGGCATGACGACTGGGCATCGCATCCTGACGCTCAGCGCAGACGCCGACCTGGCGCCATTGGCGATACCGGCCACCGCAGACGTTACCGGTAGCGCCACCTACGGCAACGATGCGTACTACCATACAGCCACCGCGCTCCGTGCGGCGATCCGTGGCGGCGGCTGGAGCAATGGTGTCGGGGCCGGCGTTTTCGCGCTGCGTCTGGACTTCGCGCCGTCGGGTCGGGACGTGAGCGTCGGTTTTCGCGCCTGCAAGGCTCTGTAATC